TCCCATTTGCATTTCGGAAGCTGGTACCGCCCGCGCGCCAAGAGTCAGCAACGGCTTTCTCGGCCACGGCCTGCATTTGCGACTGTAGGTTTTTGGAAAGCGCTTGTTGGTCGATCTGCATGCCTTCGGAGCTGCGATCCTCGGTCACCACCGTGACCGGCGCGCTGATACTGATTGCAGTCCCGGAACCACCGCCAGCCGCGAGAACACCCAGCTTGCCGCTGGAAGTCCGGGTCAACGGCATGATCGCCTCCGGCCCCGCCTCACCCATGACACCCGCCCGGCCTCCGGCCATCCCGAAGGCGGTCGGCGCGCTGACAATGCTGTTGGTGAAGGCGCCGCCGTTGGCGAACATCTGCACACCCGACGACCACGCACCGCCGAGCGCCTGCGGGAAGTAGGTGCTGGAGTAACCTGCCGAGGACGCGCCGAGATTCGAAGACGTTGCACCGGCAGAACCAGCCGCCAGCCCGTTACCGCCGCCTCCGCCAGTGAAGTAACTGGTGGCAGCACCGACGAGGCTACTAAGCAACGCAGAACTGGCCTGACGGGTCGCGATCCGCGCCATGTCAGCCAGAATCGACTTAGTGAAATCCGCAAACGAAAGCTTGCCGGTCATGGCGAAGTTGACGACGGCGTCTTCCATCGAGCTGAAGGCGTTCCCGAACAGGGTTTTCGTCTGTCCGGCGATGTTGCTCGCCGAGTCCAGATAATTGGCCCAAGCCGACGTTGCGCCCTTAGTCCAGTCCCCTTGAGCTTTCTCGACATCGGCGTAGTTCTGCCGGATCTGATCGGTTGCGGCCTTGTTCGCATCGGCGAGAGCCTGCGACTTGCGGGCGAACTCCTCATCCGACATATTCCGCGACGGGTCGGACTTCTGATTTGCCAGTTCCAGCGACTGCTGTGCGAACCGATCCTGCTGGCTGTTCAACTCACTGTTGAGCGCGTTCAGGCGATCGCCCTGACCGACGCCGAGAACGGCGCGCTGCCCTGCCAGTTCCAGCGCTCGCTGTTGCTGAGCCAAGGCCTGAACGTAGGTGGTGATTGAACGCTCTTGTCGGGCGAGACGGCCGGTCTCGTTTGTGGCCAAGACATCGAGTTGGCTATCCGCGTCCTTTTGCGCTTTGACCATTCCCCCGCGCGCGTCGGCAATCTTCTGATCGAGCTGGATGCTTTGCGCGGCAGAAGTGGTCTTCTTCGCCTTCGCGGCTTCCAGCGCAGCAATCTCCGCCTCGTAGGCCGCAGTAACCTCGTCGCGCTCGTTGCCGATCAACGCTTCGCGTTTCAGGGCGTAGTCGGCTTGAGAAACGAGCCCGGCCTTCTGCGCTGCCTCCAGTTCCTTCTGGGCGTTTTTGTACTCTTCGCTGATGGCTGCCAGGTTGTTCTTGGCATTGTTGAAACTGGTCAGATCGACCTGTGAACCAGCCGCTTTCGAATCCTTGAACTGGTCGTTGATGTTCGCCAGGTTCTTGTCGATCGCCGCCTGATTCAGCCGCGGATCGTTCGGCGCTACCTTGCGGATGTCTTCGAGCTGCCGCTTGTACTCCATGATCGCGTCGGTGCGCTTCTGCTCATTCGTCCACGCCGACTTGGTGAGTGCGTCGATCTTCGCCATCGACGAGACAGCATCGCCCTGGGCTTTCGCCTGCTCACCCTGCCACTTGGCGATATCGGCTTCGGCAGCCTTCTGATCCTCAAGCATGTTGAGACGATTCTGATAGAGATCGATCATCTCCTGCTTGTTCTGAAACAAGCCGATATTGCCAGCCTGAGCGCCGGCCAAGTCGCGACGAGCCTGCTCAATGTCTGCGCCGATATCGGGACGGCCGATGTTCTTCAGCCCATCAGCGGCACGCGCTACAGCGTTGTAGCCCTTCTCCCAGAAGCTCAGGTTCTCCAGAATTCTCGGAGTTCGCTCGTTGATCGCGTCAGCAAACGACTCGGTAGCCAGCTTCACAGCACCAGCATGATCGCCCTGTTTCTCCAGTGCGGTGATTTGCGAGTAAACCGAAGCAGTAAGGTAGTGATACTGCTCATTCAGCGCGGCAGACGCCTTCACCGGATCGTCTGCGAGCTTGGAGAACTCGGCGACAGTCTCGCTAACGGCCTTGCCGGTTGCTTCCTGCATCGAGACAGCGGCTTGAGTGATGCCGGTGAAACTCTCGCCTGCGATCTTGCCGTTGCCCGCCAGCAGCGCCAGTACCTCAGCGGCTTGGCCGGTGGTGCCAACTGTCGCGCTAACCTGGCGCGCCATGTCGCCAAGCTGGCCAGCGCTGACGCCAGCATAGTTACCCGTCAGGATCAGCGATTTGTTGTAGCTGTCCTGCTCCTCACTGCCCTTGTAGAAAGCGTATGCCAGCCCACCCACTGCGGCGGTGGCCAGCGCAAGCGGGCCAAGAATTGCCAGCAGACCGGCCGCGCCCTCACCAGCGCCGGCGCCCAGTTGTGCGACTGCGCGAACGCCGCTACCCCAGTCTCCCGAAGACAGCGCATTACCCAGTTGCACGACGTTTTCCTGCGCCTGGCGAGTGCCGAGGCGCAGCTTGTCGAAGCCGGTGGTGGTTTTGTTGAGCTTGTCATAATCCTTGTCGATCTTGCTCAGGGCGGTGTTGTACTCGTCCTGACTGATCCGGCCGGCATCCAGATGTTTGCCCAGTTGCTCAACCTGGGTGTCCAGCTTCGCCAGTGCGGCGCGGGCCGGGTCAATGGCGCCCAGCAGGCTGTTGAGTGCCTTCTGTTCATCCATGGCCGACTTGGCCAGCGCTACCTGCTGCTTGTCGAGCTGCGCCGAGATCTTGGCGGCCTCAGCCTCGCCATAGGCGCCGGTTTTGGTCAGCTTTGCCAACGCATCGCGCTGTTTGGCAAGGTCCTGCGTGGTCTTGGCGCTAGTAGAAAGCGACTTCTCCAGCGCCTGCATTTCATTCATCAGCGAAACGGCGGACTGCTCGGCCCGGCCGCCGGCCTTCGCCATTTCATCAAGGCTTGTTTTGGCCTCGATTGCATCAGCCGAGTCGATCTTGATGCCGAGCTCTGCAATGTTCATCGACTCACCTTGAATAAGTGCTCGTGCTTACGGGCTGTTTTCCCTTTCCTCCGCCATGACGCGCAGGGCTTCGCCTTCCAGCACCTGAAGGTCAGGGAAGATTTCAGCGAGTTTCTTTTTCTTGATGCCGAGGAATCCGGCGACGTCGCGGATGCAGTTGTAATCAAGGCCGATGGCGCCACCGGTGCCGACCCGCCACTGCGTGGACATTCGGTTGAACAGGAGAAAGGCCGGCCAGTTGCATGGCCAAACCTCCGTTTCCTCCTCAAGATCACCTGGCGAGAGGCCGAACATACTCATCAACTCAACCGGCGCCGCGGGCGCATACAGGGCGCGCGCGGCATCTGTCAGTTTCCCAGGCGGGCCTGGTTGTATGCGCCCTGATAGGCTTCGACTACCGCTTCGGTTGCGCCTTGGCACGACTTCACCAGAGCGGTGATGCTCTTTTCATCGAACTTATCGTCGAAGGCCCAGCCAGCCACCAGATCCTTGATTTGCCGAACCTGCTGGGCTGCATCAGCAGCAACCACTTCAGAAAGCGATGGTTGATCCCCGAGCGCGACCAAGGCTTCCTTGCGATTCTGGTTCCACTCATCGAAAAGAGCGGCCAATTCCAGCCGGTCGCGATACTTGAACGTGAACTCGATCTTTTCGGGCACGCTGCCAACGATCGGGATCAGCACCATTGCTTGGAACGTCGGGTTCTGAGCGATTCGGATTTTTGCCATGGGTTACACCACCGCGGTCAGGTAGCGGGTCGGCTCGGCCTGAAGCGCCAGGTTCACAGTGCGGGTCAGCAGGTTGTTGCGGGACACTGCTGGCTGCTTGGAAAACGACGTGTAAGCGCCGTACAACAGAGTGTCATTGCCCGGCAGGTTCAGACGTGCAGCCTCGACCTGCTTGCCAGCATCAGCCTTCATCAGCACCTTGTTGAAGTCCTGAGCAGGGTCATCCGCCAGGGTCAGCACCATGCTGGCTGCGGATTTGTCGGTCGGAATTTGCTTGCCCTGGTCATCCTCGAGGAAAACCACGTCGAGGTAGTTCTGTTCACCGCCGGAGAAGGCAACGTCGGAGATTTGCGGAATCTGCACCCAGGTCAGAACCTTGCGCATGGTGCCCGCACCGCCGCCGGCCGGAAAGATCTGGGTGTCGGTCGTGTCGATGCCTTCCAGCGTGATTGCCGTGGCGGTCGCCGCTTTAATACGTACCACCTTGCTGTCCAGCTTGCTCCAGCCAGAGGTCAGCAGAACGATATCGCCAGCGACGAGAGTGCCGCCCACAACCGTGGCCACCGCTTCAGTGGCGTTAGTGATGGAAGCGAACGCCAATGCAGCGGCATAGGTAGCAGCGTGCTGGAAAGTGCCGCCGTTCGGAATTTTGTAGCCCATGGGTGATTCCCCTTTTCAGAAATGACAAAACCCGCTCGATGGCGGGTTCTGGGTTTGCCCAATGGGCGGATTAGTTGGTGTCGGCTCGATAGGTGAACGAGACCGGGACGGTGTACGCGGAATCGCCGGTGATGCCTGGGCCTGGATCAACTGGCGACATGGTCACCACAGTCACACCCCCTTTCGTGTCCCGAACGTACAGAGGGAACAGGCCTGTCAGTTCATCGACGATTGGATTCGTCTTCGTTTTGCCGGTACCGGCCGGCGCAATAACGCTTACCTGAAACACGCCGGTAAACAGCCGATGATCGCCGCCGAGTGTGTTGCTCGCGGTATCGCCCGGGATCGTGAACGCTCGCAGATAGGTTTCATCCGCTACCGGCGTATAGGCCATGTTCTCGAAGACGATCTTCAACTTCTCCGACCTGGCAGCGTTCCAGGCGATGAGCTTTGCCTCATAGATCGAAGCGATGATTGCGTGACTCATACCTGGTTGTTCCTGATGGCCTCCAGCACGATTTGCTGGAAGCGAGCCACGGTTACCCGGACCATGCCGCCGGGTGCCTGGGTGGAATGGCCGAACTCCAGCGGAATCGCGTAGGGCAAGTTGTTGATGATGTAAGCCATCTGGCCGGCGGTGAAATCGCTCATCGCGGCAACCAGCGCCGCTGTTGTTTCGGCGCCGCCCGGGTCAACCTCGTCGAAGGTGACGGTTTCGACCACACCGAGCGAGATGTGCCAGTTCGCACGGAACCGGCCGCCGACGTAGCTTTCGGGCGCCTTGATGTCCATGCCGTCGTTGAGCTTGCGGCCTTTCTTGAGCCTGCCGCCCTTGGTGAGGTTGGCCGGATCGCTGCGCAGCGCGCTGTTGTGTTCGTCGACCGCCTTGTTGTACTGGGTGGCCACTGCGTTCTGCGCCCAGATCTCCGGGTTGCCCACGGGGGACATTCGGATCAGGCTGCTGCCGACCTCGATAATGATCTCGCGCACACTGGCGTCGATGGCTTCGCTGGTCTGGGCCGCGAACTCAGCGAGGCTCAATGCGAAACTGCCGGATTGACCGGCGCCTACCCGGCTCATGACCTCACCTGGAATTCATAAAGGATCGGCGTCCCGGCGGGATTCACCTCTTTCAACGGCGGCACAATTGACCAGGTGCGCCCCTGAATGATCACCTTGTTCAGCATATCCGGAACCCACTCCAGGCCCTGCGCGGCGAGCTTGAGCTTCTTGTCGCCCTGCTTGATGAGGCTGTTGTTCTGGAATTCCTGACCGGTGAAGTCGAGCAGGATGCCTTGGGCGGTCTGTTCAATGGTAGCGCCCCGCGTGTCGCCTCCGGTCTCAGGGTCGTACTCACCCGGTTCGGTCTTGGTGATGATTGCGGGTTGGCCGAACTCTGTGATCATCTCCAGAGCCATCAAGGCCATTTCGTCGTAGAAGGCCATTGATCCTCCGTCAATATATTAACAAGCTCCGATGGTAGACCTAGAGCCAAAATTCGGGTTATAGAGCGCTTTCTAAATCAATGGAGTGAGCTCATGAAGTCGCCAAAGCAGGTAAATACGCTATTACAAACTCAGGAAAAAACAGATATCTACGTTAAAACGCACCTGACAACTTTTGTGTGTCAAAAATACATTGGCCGAGATGCTAACCAGTGGACCGATGCAAATGTCACAGAGCAAATTCGGCTCCACGGGGAAACCCCAATTGCGAGCGCTTTTATATTGGAATCCACTGTGCATGGTTCTTGGTCATCAGACGCTCTTGATCAAAACTATCTTGAACGCCTGCTCAAGACGATGTGACTTAGGCTCTAACAGCGAATAGCCCACGCTTCTGCAGGTAGTCAGCAAACTGCGTTGCGCTCGGCCGATCCGGGGCCGCCGGCAACAGGCGGCCGCTGGTGTTAGAGATCGTGGCGTACTCGCGAGTTACCGCACCTTCGACACGTTCCAGCGTTACCGCACCTTTGCGCTTCTCGATCGGGTCGACGTCGTCCGTGTGGATCTCGGCAGCCAGCGCCATCTGGCCGTACTGGATTCGAGCCGGCAGGTAGTTGTCAGGCTTGATTTCGTAGTCCAACTCAACGCCTCGGCGCGGCCAGGACAGGGCCTGTTCGCTGTTGGACTTTCGCCCCTTCCACGTCATGCCGTCCATCGCCAGCGCGGCCCGGCGCAGCAGCGCTTCCTGTGCTGGCACATCTGCCGGGATGACCACACCGAACTTCACGGCGTACACAGCCAGGTCCTCGGCGGATGCATAGCTTTCGGCGTCAGGCTTGCCGGCACCATCCTCAATGATGAGAGTCATGAATCAGCTCGCTGTGGTGTTCTGGATCGGGCGCCGCATTGACGGGCACCCGGATTATTACGCCTGCTGAAGATCAGCAACTGCCTTTTCCAGCGATTCTACCGAAGCATTCGCCCGATACGTCACGTTGGCAGCGTCGAGTAGCGCTTTGAGGCTCGCGATCTTCTCGGCATTGTCGACCGGGTCCGCTACCGCCTTGAGGCGTGCGACTTCAGCACGGAGCGATTCAACCTCACCAGTCAGGTTGTCACGTTCACCTGCGAGCGTTTCAAAACCTTCGTGAATGGCTTTCAGCGCACCGAACAAGCGAATCGGTAGTTCGCCGGCGCCAGGGTGCTCCAGTTCAGTCAGACCTTCGGCGGCTTCGATCAGCAACACGATGCTGTCGCGCTCTGCATTCAGCTTGCCAATCAGCTCCTGCAACGCAGCGCCGTCAAAATCACCGCTATCGGCGATCAACAGCACCGACGCCGAATCAACCTGTCGCACCGTCACTTCTGGCACATCCTCAGCCTCGTCGTCACGGCTTTCAGTAGCGTTCGCGTCAACAATGCGCAGGCCGTTTTGCTTGGCCAGCGCCTTCACATCTTCCTGATATTGGTGGAATGGACCGGGCAAGTACCAGATGTTTTTGTTGCTCATGATCATTACCTCGTCGAGCCGAGCACACCGCCCGGCTCAACATTCAGGGGTTACTTGGAGGCATCACCGATCAGAGCCACACCGGCGGTGTGCTTGATGCTGGTAGCAGTCTTGTCCCAGTTGGTACCGGTCGCCAGCTCGGCGTCGGTCGGAGACTTGCCGCCGGTGGTGGTGTCCCAGGTGTAACCCTTCAGGCCCAGGCCGAAGGTGTAGTCGGTCTGGAGCGTGGTTTCGATGCGCTCCTTGCCGTTGGTGGTCTGGACGTTACTGATGATGTCGCGACCGTCGTGCACCAACGCAGCACCCTGCACCAGAGACAGGATGATTTCCTTGTTCGGAGTGCCGGCCTGCATCAGCGCCGGGGCATCCGTCACAACGGAGATCTTTCCGAGGATATCCACCACACGAACGTTGCCCGCTTGGAACAGCTGCTGCTGGTTCGCCAGGTTCTGGCCGACCAGCTTGTGGTAACTGGTGCCCTGCATCACCTGGGTGACCAAGTTCTGACTGGCGTCGCCGAACTTCGCATGCGCGTTGTTCAGGCCGGCGTAGGTGATGCCTGCGGTCGCCGACACATCGTTGACCGCGGAGGCTTGGGCGGTGATTGCTGCAACCAATGCCGCGATCGCAGTGTTCAACTGGTCCTTCAGCAGGATTTCAGCAAATGCACGGCTCGCGACTTCGATACCTTGCGCGGTTGGGCGCTCCAGCCAGGTCATCTGCGATGGCTCGTAGCGGATCGGGCCGAAGCCGCCGGCGACTTTAACCGAAGTGTTCTTCAGCTCGGTCAGGTCGGTGGCAGCAACGGCGGCGTTGGCGCTGTAGCGGTCCACGCGGCGCTGAGCAGCAGCCAGGGTCTGGAAGAACGACTCTTGGAGGAAGTCGCCAGTGAAGCCGTCCGGGGACAGCACGATAGCGCCGCGACTCGCAGCGTTGAAAGCGGCCAGGTACTGATCCAGCGTCTCGAGAGTCGCCGGCATGATGTATTCGTTGAAAACCTGCATTTGCGACAGGGACATGAGTTATTTCCTTACGATTGAGGGAGATCTGGGAACCGGCTTGCGATTG